AAGGATTCCCATAAACAGGGAGGTTAGCCATGCGCGTTATAACAAAATCTGTCATCGACATTGAAACCGGCCAAGTCATTTACGAAGAATCTTTTGACTATGAAGGGCCGGTTTCTTTGTGTTGTGGAGAGGGCGGCGGCGGAGGCGGGGGTGGTGGTGATAATGACGATGATTCCGAAAGTGGTTGGTCAGGCTCTGTCGGAGGTCCGGACGGCGGCGCGGGCAGCTACGGTACGAGCGGGAACATGAGCGAGGCATCGTCAAGCATGAGCGAGTCCGATGCGTTTTCCGCTGGCGGCGGTTTCGGCGACCTGGGCGGAGAAGGCGGAGAAGGCGTCATGGGAGAAGGCCAGGCTGCTGAAGGCGGCGGGGAATCCGCTTCTGAAACTGCTGCTGCCGCTGCCGAGGATGCGGCTATGACTGCAGCCATGGAAAGCATAACAGCCGGTGCCACTGAAGAAACCGGATGGAGCTGGTCAGGTTTCTGGAATGGCATCATGACCGGGTTTGAAGCTGGCGCATTGATTGGCAACCCGATTGCCGGTGCGGCCGCTGGCGGAATGATCGGCGGTGCTCAAAATATGTTTAGCGGCGGCGGTTCCGGTGGTGCCCAGATCAGCGGTGAAGGACCGGCAGAAGGAAGCAACGAGCCAGCTCAGGCGCAGGTCCAGAATCAGGGCCAGGCCGCAGAACAAGAGTCCGGTACTGGTGACCAGGGCGGCGGCGAAGGCGGTACCGGGGAGACTGGAAACGAAACAAATTTAGACGATGAGGAAGAAAAGAAGCAGCGCCGCAGGGGGTTTGGATATCTTGAGGCTATGACCGGCGAGACGGATTTAACCCTGTCCGCCTTGTGGAATCCAAACATACAAACAAGCAGGGTGTCGAACTTCTTTTAAGGAGATAAAGCCATGTGGTCGGTAAATGACATCATAATGCGCTATGACAACGCCAAGACAACAAGAAGCTGGTTCGAGCCCGTGTGGGATGAAATCTTTTCGGCTTACTTGCCGCGCCGTATGGGCGTATATGAAACGGCACTAAACCAGGGCAGGGACCGTTCCATAAAAATCTATGACGGCACCCCTGGCGGATCGTTGTTGCGCCTGGCCGCTGTCCTTAATTCAACGCTGACAAATCAGGCCACAAACTGGTTTGAACTGGAAACAGACGACGAGGAACTCAACGAAATCGGAGAGGTCAAAGAGTGGCTGGAAAGTGACCGCAGGCAATATAAGAAATCTATTGAGAATAGTAACTTCTACGCCCAGATCAATGAGTTTTACACCGATATCTGTGGGCCGGCAACAGCGTGTCTTTACGCAGAAGAATCACGCGAGCCGGGGCAGGACCTTTTTTTTTCCACGATACACATAAAAGGCGTTTATTTGCTGCATGACGACCAGGGGAATTTGACCTGCATCTTCGTTTGCAGGGAGATGACCGCATGGCAAATCCAAGAGCGGTGGGGATCGAAGAAAAAGACCGGGAACATCCCCGACCGGGTTCGAGGCGCTATGGATAGCAACAGGCCGAACGAACCCTTTGAAGTGCTGCATGTCGTCTATAAAAACGACGATTATGTTGAGCGCAACCTTCTTGACCCTATGAAATTTAAGTGGGCCTCTGCCTGGATCATGGTCCAGGACAAAGCCGAGATTGACCGTGGCGGCTACAAGGAAATGCCGTATGTCGTTGAGTTCTGGAGCAAGGCGTCGGCTGAAGTGTACGGTCGCGGTCCAGCCTGGGATGCGCTGAGTGATACTAAGGGCTTGTACAAGATGAAAAAGTCCTTGTTGTATGCCGGCGAGATGGCAACGCGCCCGCCTATATTGCTACCGGACTCAACAACGACTTATCCAATCAATTGGAAACCTGGCGGGCTTGGTTACTTCAACCCCAATTCAAAGCATCCCCCCTATGTCCCGAACATAGGCCAGGGATTCCCTGTCGGGAAAGACCTGCTCGAGTCTGAGCGCAATCAGATCCGGGATTGGTTTTATTCGACACAATTGCAGCTAATCGATGCCAAGAAAATGACAGCAGAAGAAGTCAGGGCCAGGATGGCCGAAAACGCCAGGATCTTGGGCCCCACATTTGGCCGGCTGATTGGCTTCTTTGACAGACTTTTTGGGCGCATGCGCGGCCTGCTTGCAGACAAGGGCAAGCTTCGCCAAGCACCCGGTATCGTTAAGAGAATGGCTATTGAGAAGGGCGTTAATATCAATGTCAGGTTTGTTTCCCCGATAGTCAAGGCTGCATCCCTGGCAGAGGTCCAGGGGATAACGCACACTGCCGGAACTGCGATTGCCTGGGCGTCAGATGGAAACAGGCCCGACATTCTTGATAATTTCGATTTTGATTATGGGATTAGACGGATTGCCGACCTTGACGGTGCCCCGCCTGAGTTTCTGCTCGATAGGAAAAAGGTTAAAGCAATCAGGGAGAGGCGGCAGAAACGGGCGGAAATGGAAGACCGTATTGAAGCCCTTGAGCGCGGCGCCGGCATAAGCAAGCAAGCGGCCGAGGCTCAAGATAAATTTATATCATCCAAGGTAAGGAGTATGAGCGGTGGACTCTCAAAATGAGTTTGAAGTTTTCTCGCGGTTGGTCGATGATTTCCGTGATGTGTTTAACACTCCCCAGGGCCAGCGGGTTATTGAACACCTTGAGGGTAGGTTTCACGTACTTAAGACGACGCTATCTGTCGACCTGTACGGCGCAGAGTGCGCAACGGTCGACCCTAATCTTGCGCTGGTTAATGAGGGACAACGGTCGGTCGTCTTGTATATCAGGGACTTGATAAGAACCGATCTTGATGCGCTGCGCGATGAGCATAACGAGCGCAGCACTTCTATGCAAAACAATCTTGCCTCTGTTATTGACGAGGTTGAAAAAATAGGAGTCTAACAACTAAAGGGAAGGAGAATCTATTATGTTATTGGGCAAGCTAATTCTATTTTCAATGGCAGGCGAAGGCGAGGGCGGCGGCGGCGCTGGTGGCGGTGAAGGCGGTGGTGGAGAAGGCGGTGGTGGCGGCGAGGGCGGCGGTAAGAGCTGGCTTGATGATATGCCGTCCGATATCGGGACAAACCCAAGTCTCCAGAAGTTTAAATCAATTCAGGACCTCGCTAAAAGCTATATCAACGCCGAGAAGCTTGTCGGCAAGGACAAGATTGTTATTCCGGGGGAAAACGCTACCCCGGAGGAAAAGGCCGACTTTTTTAAGCGCCTGGGTCGGCCGGACGATCCGGCATCCTATCAGTTCGGCACCGTTGAAAGCGCACCCGCAGGCTATGTGTATCCGGCAGAGCTGGAGAAATCATTTCGCAAAATGGCACATGACGAAGGGCTGTCCGTAAAACAGGCTCAATCGATCTGGTCAGGATTTATCGCACAGCATGTCGAAGGCTTTTCCAAAACAAACACTGCACAGCAGACAATGTATGCGCAACAGGAGACAGCGCTAAAATCAGAGTGGGGCGCAAACTACAATGAGCGTGACGGTCTGGCCCGTAAGACATTCCTTGCAGTAAACAACATGATTGACGATCCTAAAAACAAGATCCCAGAATCAGTTTTAAAGCTCCCGCAGTGGAAGCGCGTCTTTGCATTGATAGGCGAACAGTCTAAAGAGGACTTCCTCGGTGCCGGCAATACTGGCGGGTCAGCGTTTTTAACAAAACGCCAGGCGCAGGCGCGTATCAACGAGATAGAGGCAGACCCTGCATTGCAGGACAAGAAAAGCCCGAAACAAAAGGCGCTTTTTGAAGAACGGTCAAGCCTGTACAAGTTCATTCACGACGATAAGGCGTTGCCTTAAAAACATGTTGACAGATAGTTGTTAATAAGCTTAGTTATTTAACAGATGTTTTTTTCATTTTTAGCCGGACAACCCCACAGGAGGGGGCCATGGAGTTTGGTTATTGAATCCTGATTAAACAGTCGCTTCCGGCCAAGCTCCATGGCCCCCGTTTATGTGGCGGCCCGGAAAAACTATTAGCATTAGTTTTTCGGGCCTGCAGTAAGCCGGACAACTCCTTCCCGAGCCCGGTCATCGCAGACAACCCAACATTGTAATTTTAACCCATTTTACTTGTTGGAGGTACACGCGATGAGCGAGCAAATCACAACTGCATTAGCCAAACAGTTTTCCCGCGATGTCGAAATGCTGGCGCAGCAGACCGACAGCGTTTTAAGCGGTGGTGTGCGCAATGAGCCGATTAACGCCGAAGAAGGTCTTTATGACCAGATCGGGGCTGCTGACGGTAATGACATTGTCGACCGCCATGGAGATACGCAGTATGCGCAGACCCCCCATGCCCGGAGAAAGGTCATTCCTATCCCCTGGGAATGGGCTGACTTAATCGACCGGCCTGACAAGGTCCGTATGCTGTGGGACCCGACCAACCCCTATGTCAAAACGGCCGTTTCCGCTGCCAACCGGAGAAAAGACGATCACATCATCAGCGCTTTATTTTCCACGGCATACGAGGGCAAAACAGGGTCGACCCCGGTTTCATACCCCACCGCAGCAACGCATGTTGTTCCCGTTGACCTGGGCGGGTCTGCCGAGGGAATGACGGTCAACAAGGCCATCCGCGCCCGCAGGCTGTTGATTGACCTTGATAATGATATGAAATCGGAAGAATTTCATATCGCCGTTGGCGGCCAGCAGCTCGAAGACATGCTCAAAGAGGAAAAAGCCACGTCCAGCGATTATGTCGGTCCGATCAAGGCCCTTATCACCGGGGAGATTGATTATTTTCTCGGCTTTTTCTGGCATGTCTCAACTCGGCTCCTCACCGACGCGAACGACTACCGCCGATGTGCCGCATGGTGCAAAAGCGGGATGCTGTTGGCTGTTGCCGAGGAAATCAAGACGAACATCGATGTTTTGCCGCAAAAACGTCATTCAACCCAGGTCCGGGTTGAAATGGACATGGGCGCGACAAGAATGCAGGAAGCCAAGGTCGTCGAAATCAAATGCGATGAATAAATAGCAATGATTCCGGTAACTTTGGTTAAACAATTATAAGGAGGCTTGAAAAATGACTGAAGTCTATTCTGATGTCGCAACCAAACAAAACACGCCCGATCCGACAAACATGCTCAACGTGCAGCGGGCTGGGGCTAAGGTCTATTGTGTGCAGGCCGAATATGAAGCCGATGGGCTGGCTGCGGATGATATAATCAATGTCTGCAAGCTGCGCAAAGGCGACGAGGTTTTGCCCAATTCGTTTGTCATGTTTGACGACCTGGGCGAGGGAACGAGCCTGGACCTCGGAGACAATGACGACACGGACGCGGCCGACCCCGACCGCTATGCAGACGGGATCGACACCGCCACTGCTGCCGGCGTATTCCAGCTCAACGATGTCGTTACGTGCATGAATAAATTTCCTTATGCCGTGCAGAAAGACTGTTGGCTCCAGGCTACCAATCTCGGCGCGGCGGCTACTGGCACACTGAAGTTTACTATCTTTATAGCCCGCGCAGGCGGCTAACTAAAATTGCCACAGCATCCCATAGCCGGTGCTTGCCCAAACAGGGGCACTCTCTGAACACTGCCCAGGGGGTGCCCTTTCCTTTTTTTTGGGGGTTATGATGTCTATCAGTAAAACATCACTTGCAAACATAGCGCTTGAGAAATTAGGTCAGCCCACAATCTTGAGCGTTGAGGACGACAGCGAAGCAGCACGTCTTGTCAATGACATCTTTGATCAGACCCTTGATGAAGAACTCGAAGAACACGACTGGTCTTTCGCTCGAGGGAGGGCTCAGCTTGCGGCGGAAACAACGACGCCGGCCTTTGGCTGGAATTACAGCCATGTTATGCCGGCAAGCCCTTATTGCCTTC